TGAAGCTACCAATGCGCTAGCCTGACGATCGGCGTGGCGCGGCGGGAATGTTGTAGATCGCCTGCACCCGGAGATACCTGCACTGAACTCTTTTCGGACATGGGTTCGACTCCCATCGCCTCCACCACTAAAAAGAACGTTGATTCGTTAAGGATTAACGCTCTTTTTCTTTTACTCACGCAAGAGGTCACGCACTCATAAATAAAAAAAGAAAAAATTGCATTCTATTTGCGAGATTCTGGATTCAAAATCTTAAACAGGACACCGTTGACAGCTTGCGCGGTATCTTCGGCATCGGAACCAAATGCGTGACCGTATACGCCAAAGGTGTCCATGTCTTTGCTATGGCCAACAAGTTGTTTGAGCTCACCTTCTGGAAGACGTTTCATCATGGAAACGAAGGTGTGCCGCAGCTCATAGGGAGTGCACGGATTGATGCCATTGGAGCTGCAATAGAGTGCCCAGCGATGCCGGTAGGTGCTTTCTGATTTGATGCAAAACACGCTTTCAAAGTCACCGGTAAGCTCGCGCTGGGCGTTGAGGACTGCTTTTGCTGTATCGGTCAGAGCAAAAGAACGAACGGCGTTTTCATTTTTTCCGTGCGTTTCCTCTTTGTAAATATTGATGCTGCGCCGTACATCACAGCGGCTTTCGTGGATGTCACACCACCGCAGACCGATAATCTCACCGGGTCGCAGGCCAGTGACGACTTGAAACCGATAGGCATTGACATATTCATCCGCTACCGTGCGGCCGCGCAGCAGAGTGGTATCGATGTTGAACAGTTTGAGCACATCGCTCGGTTGCAGGATCGTCTTGACAGAATTGCGGGCCCCGGCGGGTGGTTTGAGATCTTCCGGGTGTAGCGTGGAAATGCGTTTCAAGCGCATCCACTTGCAAAATGATTTAAGATCATAGCAAAGACTTGTCAACGTCTTTTTGGAGAGCCCTTTGGAATAGGCGACATCAACAATATTTTTCAGATCATATTCAGTGAGAGAAGAAACCTTTTTGCGGCCGATCAGAGGTTGCACATGATTTTTCCATCGGCTTTGGATGGGCAGATAGTTGCTTTTGTCGGTGGTGAGCATTACGTCCTGAATCCACTGGACATAGAGCTCTTCTACTCTGGAAGAGGGGACAGCAACGCCAGACGCGAGCCATTCGTCTGCTTTGGCATTGGCAATGCGCTGCCCTGTGCGGCCCGGCTTGGCAGAGGTGAAAGATTTTCGCTTTCCCTGCTCATTGGTGACATCGATACGCCAGAGCTGGCGCTTTTCATCCCATGAGGCTGTTCCAACACGATTCGGCATGAGAAAACCTCCTTTTTGTACAAAGACACCCTCGGTGTTTGCAGCACCGGGGGTGTTTTTTTTTATTCGTTCAGCATATCAAGAAAAACATCTTCGGTTAGAATCCGAAGATCGGCACCTTGACGGATCAGCTCTTCAGCCTTTTGTAGGTTAATGGTCTTTCTTTCAGAGTCTGCCCCATAAAATTCATTCTTTCCAGCAATAAGATAACTGGTTTTTTGAGTTACTTTGTCGGTACAAAGCCCACCGATATTGACAACCGCCTGAGCTGCTTCCCAACGAGTCATAGAATCAAGCTCGCCGGTGAAAACGCAGTGTTTTCCATAGAAAGGACTTTCCGGGCGTTCTTTACCGGGTTCGGCCACAATACCGGCCACTCTGGAACGGGAAGAATATCCCTTTTTCTGGATCTGCGTGAAGTCGATTTTCTGCTGCCTTGCATCTTCATCCAGCTTTTGAAGAACGGCCATCGTGGTCTCACAGTCCGCCAGCGCACGGTGCGCCTTCGGCTGTGCGATCCGATACGCCTTTGCAAGGGTAGCCAGCTTGTAATTGCTCAGATCGGGGCGAATGCACTTTGCAAGGCGCATGGTGTCCACAAAATTGTTTTCCAGCGGATTCATACCGCAGCGCTGCATGGAATCGTAAAGAAAATTCACGTCAAAATTGGCATTGTGAGCCACAATGATGTCATCCTTCAGGAAATCTATGAATCGCTGCAGTGCATCCTGCGGTTCCGGTGCGTTTGTCAGCTCACCATCCGTAATGCCGGTCAAATCGACAATGGCCTTGCTGAGCTTGCGGCCAGGCTTTACCAATGTCTCAAACCGGGCCACTTCTTTTCCGGCACGAACGCGGATCGCTGCAATTTCAATCAGCCGGTCTGCCTGAGGGTCAAGCCCGGTCGTTTCGGTATCAACAACAGTATAATGTCCGGGAATGCGAACAATGCTCCTGCCCTTGCTTTTTCGTTCCACTTTCGTGGATGATTTTGCAGCGTGTTCGTTTTGCATGGGCACAGACTGCGGGCGCTGTGAAGCTGGTGACGCTGTGCTTATTGGTTTTGCAACGGCTTCTTTTTTCTTTTCTTCAATGAACCTGTCTAAATTTTGAGAATCCTGCTGGCTCTGCGCATTGAATGCATTGGAGATCGCACACAACACCCCAAACACAAGAAGTCCGGCAAAAACGCCCTGCCCGGCGGCGGCACCGATCGCAGCCCCACGAAAGATCCGGTAGGCCGCAAAAGCAATGCCGCCGATCACGCCCGCAATGATTTGAGGTTGATACTCATACCAATTTTTATTCTGCATATTTCTTACCTCTTTTGAGAGCAGCTTTGACGATCCAAAGTCACCCTACCCAGTGCGTCCAGCCTACGGCTTTGCCCTCAATGTGCACCTCTTCCAGTTGAGAGCCGGTATAGACCATGGGCGCATAAGCTGGATTTGCAGGCATCAGGGTCAGCGTGCCTGGGTTGTAATATACCCGCTTGAGGGTAGCTTCGCCATCAATACGCACTGCGGCGATCTCGCCGTTTTCAACCTCCGGCTGGGTGCGGATATACACCACATCTTTATCGTGGATGCCGGCATCAACCATGCTGTCGCCGTGGCAGGTAAGGGAAAAATCACAGCGGATATATTCCGGCACGTCCACCATTTTTTCAATGTTCTGCTCTGCTGTGATGGGTTCCCCGCAGGCAATGGCTCCAATCAGCGGCACCTTCTTCATTTTGGGCATCGGCTCAAAGCCCGGGGGGATTTCTGGCTCATCTTTGAGCGAAACGGGCTGATTTCCGTCCAGCACGGCTATCACATCGTTAAAATCCATGTTGATCGCCTGTGCCACCGCTTTGATCGTTTCAAGCGATGGAATAACGGGTTTGTTGTTTACCGGGTTTACGTTTCGTTCCAGAATGGATATATATGCCTTGCTCAGCCCGGACATTTTGGCAAACTGATCCATACTGTAGCCATGTTCTCGGCGGTACTCTTTTATCAAATCGCCCAGAATCACGTTGAACCACCTTCCTTTCTTGTAATGGTGTCAAGTACATCATACATTTTACTAGACAAAAAATCAAGTCTTTTGTCAAACTTGCTTGACATTTATTGTCTAGTCTGCTAGACTGTTGTGTGTACGGAGGAGGTGACAACAGATGCCCTTTAAAATCAAAGAAGCACGCAAAGAAAAAGGTTTTACACAGGAAGAGCTTGCAAAACGTGCAAATGTGTCTCGTGCAACCATCATCGGGCTGGAAAATGGTACTATTACGGTAACCACCACGGAGACTCTGACCAAAGTCGCAGGCGCTTTGGACAAAAAAGTGAGCGATATTTTTTTAGCATAAATGTCTAGCATACTAGACAAAAGAGGGCACTATGAATATATAAGGAGGTGAACCCTATGGAAAACAAAGACGAAAAAAACGAAGAACTTCTCAACAAGCAGTTGCAGCTGCTCGCTGAGAAGTCCTTGAACGCAGATGCGGATACTTTAGTAAGCCTTACAGATGTCATGTGTAAAGTTTATAAAGTTCTCAACGGTGATTTTTGAAATAACCATTGTTCCGCTTTTCTCGCAAATCCAGCTTGATTTCATACAGTGCATCCTGATACATCGTATGAATCTCAGCCGGGGTTTTACCCTTCAAATCCTGATTCTGGACGTACAGAAGGGCAAGCGCTTCAATATTGGAGCTCGGAAAAGTATTTAATTCGATATCTTCCATCGTATCACCTCCTTTCCAGAATCATTTTACAGCGAAAATAAGGTGATTACAAGGAGGTGAACAAGATGAAAATTAAAATCACTGGCGATCCCAAAGAAATTGCCGCTCTTGTACTGGCGGTACAGGAGCGGCAGAGTAAAGCTATTGTTGAAACAACGGATTGGGCTGGCAATGTTGCTGTGGTAACAGAAAAGAGCTGAAAGGGGCGGATGCATCAGTGTCTAAAATCACGTTGGCTTTAGCATCAGTATCCATACTGCTCAATATCGTAACCTGGCTTATCCGCCACAATTGAAAACACTTTTTCCTTTTGCGAGGTTTGAACGACAAGCTGCCATTTTCCTGCTGATTGAAAGGTCTTTTCCATATCGGTTGGGAGATATGCCGCAAAATAGCCGCCAAGAGCGCCCTTTCCTTCTACTCGAAAGGGCAATTTCTGAGATTTAACTTCTCCGGTCTGAATCGTTTCGCCCTTTTGGCGGCGAGTCATTTGATAAACCTGCTGTTCCGGGAACAAAAACTCATATTTCTTACCATCAACCAGCAAGAACATCCGCACGACGGTCAGCGGAGCAGAGGACAGATTTACAAAATTAAAGCGAAACATAGGCTCCGCATATTTTCCGCTTTTGGATAAACAGCAGTAATGGCTTACATAGTCAACCCGGAACGAGCATCGTTTATCCCACAGCGCCCGAAAAAAGTTGTACAGAGACATTCCGAAACCTGCAATTGCAATCAAAAGTGTAACGTTTTCACGATTCCACAGCCAGTTTATGATTCGATTTACAACTTTTACGACATTTTCCATTTTTGCACGTCCTTCCTGATTTCTTTATTTTACCGCAGAAACGAGGTGTGCACAAGGAGGTGAACCCCATGGACAACAAAAAGCCCAGCGAACCGCCGGAACCGGAACGCTGGGCAAAGCTCATTTAAAAAACGAGATGAAAAGCGATATCACTGCAACTACAAAAGATGCTATGGAAAGTTTACGGTTGAACTTGTTTTCTTTGGCCTGACTTTTTAAGTCCGCCTCATATTTTTCCCGCATTTTCTGTAGGTCGGCGGCGACCTGAAGCTGCGCATCATCAACTTTTTTCTGACGCTTGCGTTCCGCCGCATCGGCCGCAGCCTTTTCAGCACGACGCTTTTCTTCTTTCGCTGCCATTTCACCCACTTGGCGGGCACTGGTAGGCATATTGCTGATAGGTATATTAGAAAAATCCACGTAAATCACATCCCTTCCTGCAATCATTTTACTGCAAGAAGGCACATCAAACAAGGAGATACATCATGGAACGGTATATTATTTTCATCCCGGCGGATGGGCCGTGCAGGCTGGTGGCCTGTGATGACGGGGACAGCATCAAACTGGAAACGCTGCAGGAGCTGGTGGACGGCCCTATCGAGGTAACGCCCAGCTGTCTGGGCATAACGTGGGCGCGGGAACCGGTGGACGGCATTGACCTGATCGTCAACGAGGAGGGCAGGCTGCGCGGCCTGCCGTACAATGGCCGGGCATCCGATCTGTGGGAGGGTGGCGGCATTTGCCTCCTCAACGGTGACGCGCTGCTGGCAGCCGCCAAGGGTGAGGATCTAATCGGTTTTCCTAAGCCGGTGTGCAGGACCATCTGTGACGAATGGGGGCTTGAAATGGAGGACGGCACATGGAACGACTGACAAACCAGCGGTGCAGCGGCATCAAGAGCGGCTATTGGAGCACTGCCAAGAAGGAAGAACTGGTGCAGCGCCTCGGCCAGTATGAGGACACCGGGCTCACCCCGGAGGAGATCAAAGCGCTGCAAGGTTTCAAAAACGGCAAGGATGGCCGGTTCCAGACCTTCAATCCGGATTAAGCGAAAGGGGAGAGCACGATGCTGATTAAACCTTACATTGAGCTGCAGCAGCTGATGGAGCGCAAAGGATACAATCAGAAAGAGCTTGCGGCGGCAATATCCCGTAGGCTGAATGGGTATAGCCCGGCAACGTTAAGTAACCGGCTGAACGGGAAAGCGCCCTTTCCAGTGGATGAAATTGTTGTGATCGGCGAACTTTTGAGCATTTCGCCTGATGAAATATATGGCTATTTTATCAAACCGTGGGCCATTCAGGCCAAGAGAGCCAAAAAGAATCCGGCCAAGTCGAACAGGCTGGTAAGCTTTGGAGCATGAAAGGATGGTGCAGCATGAAGATTACGACCAGCGAGGAGGGCAGTCTGACCGGTAAGGTCAAGCCGTACCTGCGTGTGCAGTATGGTGACGATGGGAACCCGGAGGTTGAGACAACCTGCATCGGAATAGACGCAACAAACCTTTGCACTGCGCTGGTGGCCGCTCTGGCCGCAAATAGCGCAGACCCCGAAGCATGGCTGATCCGTGTAATGACGAAGGCTGCCGATCTGGCAAGCCGAGTGGTAAACGAGGAGGACGAGGATAATGAGAAAGAATCTTAAAATCTGGGGTGCTGCCTTTTTGATGGGTGTTGGTGCCGCACGAATCTGTGTCTGGATCAACACCGGCATTGCCCACCTGCTTATCATGCGGGGTGGCTGGGACGTGGCTGAGGCCATCAAGGCCGCGCCGTGGGTGCTGTTCGCGCTGGGCTTTGGCTTGCTGCTGAGTGTGAGCGGACTGCTTTCCACCGGTGAGCACTACAAGCGCAGCGCAGAGAAGCAGTGCCACGGTCTGACCGTGACCGATGGCCGGGATCAGGATGCCCGGCGGGGTGCATGATATGGGCATGACGGCGATTGAATACGCGGAGAGCCTGAACAGGCAGTATAGGCGGCTGGCCCAGCGTAACACGAACAGCGCAAGCCTGCTGGACGCTTCCGCTGCCCCGGTAAAAGCCAGCTGCAAGGCGCGGGCCGAGGTTTACGACCTTGTGGCCGAGGAACTTGACGGCCTTATAGCACTGATGAAAGAAGAGCACAGCAATGGCTAAACCTTGCAGCTGGTACACGGTCTACTCGGCCAAGACAGACGAAATCATAGCCAGCGGGACGGCTGACATGATCGTCCAGCAAATGGGCTATGCCAGCAGAAACAGCTTTTTTTCGGCTGTCTGCCACGCCAAGCACAAAAAAGACAACCCCCGGCGGCGCTACATCTACCATGTGGAGAAGATCCCGCGGGAGGACATAAACGAAAAGGAAGGTACAGCATGAAAAATATCATTGAAGAAATCGGAGATCACATTGCGATTAGCTTCACTGGAAAAGGTAAAAAATCCGACCGTATCAAGTTACTCATGATGGTTATGGTCGAAACATTGGTTGACGGCCTCGTTTCCGACTTGACAGATGCACAGCTGCAGGATGCAGCAAGTATATTTGCCAATGAAATGAAAACTGTCGTTATTGCCCGCTACAAAATGAATCTTGCTGACCGCAAAGAAGAATTTACCGGCAAGGAGGCAGCTTTTCTCTCTAAGCTGTTCAACTTATGACCGGGCAAAAAGAAAGAGCCTGCCCGTGCGCCAACACGGACAAGCTCAAAGAGAGAATGGAAACACTTCTCACTCCAGAGTATAACACAGATCCGGAGTGGCTGCAATACGCAGGCGTGCTCTATTACGCGGTGGATGATCGCGGGCGCAAGTTTCAGGCATCCACGGTACTGCGGCTGTCTGATCCGCAGCTGGGGGAACTGATCCACTGGCTGCACTACCACCTGAAAGGCAGCAACCCGCCGCCTGCCCTGTATCACCTCGAAATGCTGCTGCAAAGCCTCGAATACCTGCGGGGCGGGCGGCACTACCTGTATAACTCGATCTATGAGATCACACGTCTGGAGGCGTACCCATGAAATGGCGTCCTAACCTGCCACGCTCTGACATTACTTCAACGCTGGCCGAATGATTTCAACCATGTGGAAGTGAGGAACCTATGATCTTTTTTATTTTTGGCATTCTGGCCCTGCTGGCAGCGTTCTGTCTGTTCCGGTCTGAGTATAAGGCCGCTGCCGTGATCCCCGGCGCTCTGGCGGCCGTCCTGATCGTTATTTCCTGTGTCTCGTTCGTGCCGACCGGCTACACCGGCATTGTGACCACCTTTGGCAAGGTCGAAAACGGCACCAAGGACGCAGGCGTTGTGGTAAAGGCACCGTGGCAGTCCATTGTCAAAATGGATAACCGGGTGCAGGAGGTCAGCATCGACCTCTCGGCGTTCAGTTCCGACATTCAGGAAGTGGCCACCAGCGTGACGGTGGGCTACCGGATCAATCAGGCCAATGCCATGACCATCTACAAAGAGGTGGGCCGCAAGTACGAGGATGTTCTGATCCTGCCCCGTGTCCCGGAGGTGGTCAAGGCAGTTGTAGCACACTATGATGCCAGCAGTCTGATTTCCAACCGGGATGCCGTGGCAGAGCAGATGGACGCGCAGCTGCGCAGTGTTTTGGCACAGTACAACATCGACCTCTCTTACATCAGCATCACGAATTTCGATTTCACGGATACCTTTACGGATGCCGTCGAAGCAAAGGTGAAGGCCCAGCAGGAAAAAGAAAAGGCCGAGACCGATGCCGAAAAGCGCCGCGTGGAAGCGCAGGCAACGGCGGACGCGGATCTGATCGCCGCAAAGGCAGAGGCTGAAAAGTCCAAAGTGGCTGCGGATGCCGAGCTGTATGCCGCCCAGAAAAAGGCCGAGGCCAACGATGCTCTGACCGACAGTCTGGACAGCAATCTGCTGGAATACTACCGCATCACCGGCGTAGATGCACTGTGGGATGGCAAGCTTCCCACCTATGTGGGCGGGGAAAGCAGCGTCCCCGTCCTGAACGGTCTGAGCTGACCGTGCCCTCCAATGGTGGCAGGAGGTAAAACAAGAGCCACTGCCAGTGTATAGCACAGAAAGGAGTGTTGACCTTTATGGCAACAACCAAATCAACAACACCCCGCCGCAAGGCCGCACAGAGCGCGCAGGAGCACCCGGCGGCGCAGGTGGTACAGTTTCCCTTGGAATGTCCCAAACCGCGCCAGATGCACCCCTCTGAAGCCGTGGTGATCGTTCAGGAGACGGCAAAGGATGCCGTAAAGCTTTTTGTGATGCCGAGCCCATCCGCAGTGCGAGGCATCCTGAATGAAACCTTCGGTCCGCTGGGCTGGGCAGAACGCCGCTATTTTGCGGACAGCCGCCTGTGGTGCGCTGTGGGTGTGTTCAACCCGTACATGAGCGACTACTGTTTCAAGGATGCCGCCGCACTGGAAGGCAAGCATCCGGGCAGTCATGAGCGCTGGAAGGAAGAGACCAGCTTTGTGGCTGCGGCAGAACTCTGGGGCATCGGCAGCGACGTGATGGCACTGCCGTCCATTGTGCTGCGTGCGGATCAGGTGCCTATCGTCGGGGTGCAGAAGCCGGGCCGCAAGCCCAACGATCCGCCGCAACTGGCGGGCTATAAGCTGGCCACGGTGCTGACAGTAGATAAATTCCTGCGTCACCCGGATACCGGCGAGATCATCAGCGTCCAATTCGCGGACAAAGATGGCCACAAGATCACATGGGAAAAGTAATTGGCCGCCTGCCGGTGGTGTATGACCCTGCTGCCCGGCGGGTGCAGGTGGAAAGCTCTGCGGAATTTGTGGAAACCCAGCTCCTGCAGCGTCTGGACGATCTGGCCCACGGGCAGCCCCTGCGCCTGACCCTGACCGTGGAGCCGGAACGCAAAGGTCGCAGCACCCAGCAAAACCGTCTCATGTGGTCGCTGCTCACCATCATGGCTGATGCCTACAACGCCGGGCGCACCGGCGGCGTGACCCCGGAAGAGTGCTATCTGGACATGCTGCAGAAATACGGCGCGAAGGTGGATTATCTGGAAGTCCCGGCGGGTGCTCTGGAAATCCTGCGCCGGGGCTATCGCTTGGTGCACGTTGTAGAGATCCTCGACAACAACCGCTGCACGGTCAAGTGCACGCAGGGCAGCTCCACCTTTACCACCGCTGAAATGAAAAATTTAATTGACGGGATCTTTGACCGCCTTGCTGAGATGGGCGTGAATGATCCCATGGTAACTGCCTACTGGCAGGAGTGGAAGGAGCCATAATGGCCAAGAGCATCATTCAGGCAGAAAAGGAGTGCTATATCTGCCGCCGCTGGTACAACGTCCGCACCACCCGCGGGATGGAGGAGCATCACGTTATCACCGGGCCACTGCGGCCCTTTGCAGAGCGCAACGGTTTAAAGGTCTGGCTCTGCCACCGGCATCACAACGAGCCGGGATATTCGGCCCACTTTGACGCCGGGCTTGCCTGGGCGCTGAAAGCAACGGCTCAGAAAAAATATGAAGAAAAGAACGGCCCCGGTGCGCACGCTGCGTGGATGGCCGCTGTTGGAAAGGACTATCTCAATGCTTAATGTTGTAGCAATTATGGGCCGCCTTGTGGCTGACCCTGAACTCCGCACTACCCCGGCGGGCGTGAGCGTCTGCCAGTTCCGCATTGCCTGTGATCGCAACTTTGCCAGGCAGGGTGAGCAGCGGCAGGCTGATTTTGTGGACATCGTGGCATGGCGGGCGCAGGCTGAGTTTGTGTGCAGGTATTTTTCCAAGGGCAGTCTGATCGCCATAAATGGCCGTATCCAGACCCGTAACTATCAAGACAAGAATGGCAACAACCGCACCGCCTTTGCTGTGGTGGCCGAAAACATCAACTTTGGCAGCTCCAAGGGCACCAACAAGCAGGTGGACGAGGGCGGCGAAGCGCCTCCGGCGGGATATCAGCCCAGTGAGCCCGCGCCGGAGCATTCCGAGAGCGACGATTTTGCAGTGATCGACGACAGCGACGACCTGCCGTTTTAATGGAGAAAGGCAAACAGGATGAGAACAGACGGATATGTTGTGGTGCAGCCGTGGATGGTGACAGACTACAACCTCAAAGGCAACAAACTCCTGATCTATGCCCTGATCTGGGGTTTTTCGCAGGATGAACAGTCCTGTTTTTATGGCTCCACCCGCTACATCACGGATTATTTCAAGCTGAGCGAGCGGGCCGTGGTTGATATTCTGAACGAACTGGTGGATGATGGGCTGCTCTGTAAGTGGTCTGAGCCGGTAAACGGCAGAATCACAAACAGGTATTCCGCTCTGCGCCCGGCGGCGTGTTCTGCTGTGGATGATGGCCGCAAAAATTGCAACCATGAAGAAAATGCACCCATGCAAAAAGTGCAGTCTGACCCCTGCAAAAAATGCAGTTCTACCCCTGCAAAAAGTGCAGGCAAGAAAGAAAAAAATAATAATAAAAGCGAGAATAAAGGACCGTCCGCAACTCGGTTTTCACCGCCCAAGGTGGAAGAGGTCAGGGCGTATTTCCGGGAGCGGGGTCTCCCGTCTGCATCAGCCCAGACCGAAGCCGAAAAGTTCATTGACCGGTACACGGCCAACGGCTGGCTGGTAGGCAAAGCCAGAATGAAAGACTGGAAAGCGGCGGCGCGCAACTGGCTGCGGAACCGGAAAGAATGGGGCCAGACTGCCGCACAGCCTGCTGGCCCGTATGGTGGGCGTACATGGGAGGATCTGTGATGGATGTGCAAAGCGTATTGATCGGTGCGCTGCTGCTGAACGATCAGCTTGCACCGTATTCCCTGCCGGAACTCAGCATTGAGCACTTCCGGCCTGAACTGCAGCCCGCTTTTGCCGCCGTGCAGGGGTTCTGGATCAAGAACGGCCAGCTGGATATTCTCCAGATCGTGGCACGCTATCCGAACCAGAAACAGCCATTGATGGACTGCGTGGGAGCCTGCGAGAGCGAGTGTATCCGGCTGACCCGTGACCGCGTGGAAGAGTGGACACGGATCATCATGGAGGATGCCGCAAAGGCCCGCTTCCAGAGCCTTGCCTTTAGGGCTGTGGATGCCGCGACCGCCTTTGATGATCTGCCGGATCTTTATCAGCAGATGGGTCAGGCGCTGGACACCCACACCGAAAAGGGCGACTTCCAGAGCGTGGGCGATTTGCTGGACGATTACATCCGGCACCTGAACGAGAAGCCGCAGTACATCCGCACCGGCCTGTCCAAGCTGGACGAAAATCTGCACCTTGTTCCCGGCAACTATTTCGTGATCGGCGGCAGACCCAGCGCAGGCAAAACTGCCCTGAGCCTTCAGCTGGCAGCAGGCATGGCAAAGCAGGGCAAGCGAGTGTGCTATTTCAGCCTTGAAACCGACCCTGCCACACTGGAAGCCCGCCTGATCGCAAACCAGCTGTACGCGCCTCTTTCGGCAGTCAAAAATAAAACGCTGTCCATGAACGAACTTGACCGGCTGGCCGATATGAAGCGCTGGCCGCTGTTCATCCGCTCTGCGGCGGGCAAGGGCGTGGCGTGGATCAAGGCTCAGGCCCTCCGCATGAAAGCAGATATCATTTTCGTGGACTATTTGCAGCTGATCCATGAGCGCGGAGGAAGCGACCGCTACACGGCTATCACGGAGATCTCCATTGCGCTGCATGAGCTGGCCCAGACCACCGGCATCCTCGTGGTGGCACTGGCTCAGCTGAACCGTAACGCTGCACGGGCAGAGCCCTCCAACGCCGATCTGCGTGAATCCGGCCAGATCGAGCAGGATGCAGACGCCATTCTGCTGCTGTCTGCTGACGGGGATACATATTTTAGCCGCCTGACCAAGAACAAAGAGGGCCGTGTGGGCAACGCCGGGCTGGAATTTGACAAAATGCTGCAGCGGTTCACTTGCGCAGCTACCTGAGTAAAGGCCGCCTGGCGGGGCGGTAACGGATAGGAGTGATGCCCAATGACCTATGAAGAAAAGAAGCAATGGCTGCGGCTTTACCGCAAGGCTGAGCGTTGGGAACAGATTAAGTTGGACGAAGTGGAACAGCAGCGTACTGCCGCCACACGGGTAACACAGGTGCTTTCTTCTATGCCCGGCGGCACAGGAGATGGGCAGGCTTTGGCCCGCGCGGTGGAGCGCATCGAGGCCGCCCAGCTGGAAGCTGCCCAGGCAGCGGAACAGTGCGCTGCGGTGATGCAGAGCGTAAAAGCTGTGTTGGATCAGATTCCAGATTTCACGGATTACGAGATCCTTTACCGACGGTACGTCCGTGGTGAGCATTGGGAGACCATTGCCTATCTCCTACCAATGGACCTGAGCCGCGTATACCGTCGGCACAAAGCTGCGGTGATGGCGCTGAAAATTCCGGAAGAAGCCAGTAAAAGCACTGTTTTGCACTGTTTCGCACCGATTCGGCGTGGTACAATGTAAACTGTCGAAAGCCGCAGGGAGATGGACCACACATCCACCACCCGGCGGCTTTTGTATTGCCCGGCTGCGACAGGGGAACACACATCTATCGACCAACAGCCTGAATGTACCAGCTGGGCAATTCTTATTTTGTTATCCGCGGCACTGTCAGGGTCTGCACCCCGGCGGGGTCATTGGATAAATATAGGTCATTGTAGCATCATCTTCAGTGCGTGGCAGCATACAGCCAAGCGGGTTCCTTACAATCCTGCCCAGTAAGCTGCTGTTGTGGGCAGCTGCGCACTGACCGCGAATCTCTCGCCGTTCGGATCTTCCGGGCGGCTTTTTTGATACCCCCGGGCCTGCAAAGCACCCATGGGCTTTGAAAACACTCCCTCCCCGAAGAAGTCTCCCTGCCTGCAAAGGCTCCTTCCCGATGGGTGCACAGCAGGCCGTGACCAAGGAGCCGCATATGCCAAAGACTGTTACGCGCCCAGACCGTGACGGCACGCACCGTCTGGCCTTTGAGCGCAACAAAAAGAAGATCTATGCTACACAAACCGTGTGCGGCATCTGCGGCAAACCTGTGGATTTCAGCTGCAAGTTTCCGCATCCGCTTTCGCCGTGCATCGACCACATCATTCCCGTGGCCAAGGGCGGGCATCCCAGCGACCTTGCCAACCTTCAGCTGGCGCATTTCTGGTGCAACCGGCAGAAGAGCGACAAGTTGTTTTCGCCGGTAGAAAAGCAGGTCGAAGCAGATGCAGACGCGCCGCTGGCTCTGCCGCTGAGCACCGACTGGACGGCCTACCGCGGCCATTGAGCAAGGCAGCAGATATCAAACCTTCCTCACCACAACAGGGGGGATATCCCCCTCCCAGGGGGGTCTCTGACCTTCCCGTACCGTACTGTGAATATTTTCTCGCGAAAGGAGAAAGCACCGCCCTATGAGCGACCTGAAAGGCATGGCATACCTGCGCCGCCGCCTGCTGCAAAAGCGGGTGCGGGTGCAGACCCGCTACAAATATTATGAAATGAAGAACGCCGTGAAAGACTTCGGCATGGTGACACCGCCAGAGTTCCGCACCTTCACAGAGGTGCTGGGCTGGTGCGGCAAGGCCGTGGATTCGCTGGCGGACCGCTTGCTCTGGCGGGAGTTCCGGGACGATAATTTTGACCTGAACACCATTTATTGCATGAACAATGCGGATGTGCTGTTTGACAGCGCAGTGCTGTCGGCCCTCATTTCCAGCTGCTGCTTTGTGTATATCAGTCAGGCTGAAAACGGTTTTCCGCGCCTGCAGGTCATTGACGGCGGCAACGCCACCGGCGTGATGGATGAAGTGACGGGCCTGCTGAGGGAGGGCTATGCAGTTCTGGCGCGCGACCCCGACAGCGATCGGCCCACGCTGGAGGCCTACTTCACTGCGGGCAGTACATGGTACTACCCCAAGGGCCAGAAACCGTATCGGGTGACGAACTCCGCACCTGCCCCGCTGCTGGTGCCCATCGTATACCGCCCGGATGCAAAGCGTCCGTTTGGGCACAGTCGTATTTCCCGCGCCTGTATGGGCCTGCAGCAGGGCGCGCTGCGCACCCTCAAGCGTAGCGAGATCAGCGCCGAGTTTTACTCCTTCCCGCAAAAGTATGTGCTGGGCACATCCAATGAAGCCGAACAGCTGGACAAATGGAAAGCTACCATTTCCAGCCTTTTGGAGATCACCAAAGACGAGGATGGCGACAAGCCCGTTGTGGGCCAGTTCACCCAGCAGAGCATGAGCCCGTATACCGAACAGCTGCGCACCTTTGCAGCGCTGTTTGCAGGCGAGACCGGCCTGACGCTGGATGATCTGGGTTTTGTTACCGACAATCCCAGCAGCGCCGAGGCCATCAAGTCCAGCCACGAGGCCCTGCGTCTGGCAGCCCGCAAGGCGCAGCGCACCTTCGGCAGCGGCTTCCTGAATGTCGGGTATCTTGCGGCCTGCGTGCGGGACGATTTTGCCTACCAGCGCCAGCAGCTTTACCTGACCCGCCCTGTGTGGGAGCCGGTGTTTGAACCGGACGCCGCCACGCTGTCCGGCATCGGTGATGCCGTGGGCAAGATAAACGCCGTGATCCCCGGCTACTTCGGCAAGGAAAATCTGCGGGATCTGACCGGCATCCGCACCGAGAACTGAGGTGCCCATGGACGAAAAAGATATTGCCCCGGAACTGCTGGAACGCATCCGAGCTGACTTTCTGGCCTTGCTGGGCGACGCGCAGCAGGAAGCTGACACCTACACTGCCGCTGCAGCCTATGCCGAGCTGGTAGGTTCCGCACTGGCTGACGCTTTCCGCCGCAACCTGACTGCTGACATTCTGCCGGACGGAAGGCTGTACTGGAACATTGCCGATCGGGTGGTGCGCCCGCTGCTGGAGGAGGACTATGCCAGGATCGCAGACGCTGCTGCGGCTGCGCAGCAGGCTTTGAACCGGCAGGCCCGGATCGGCATTGCACCGCAGCGTGCCGTGCTGGATGCCGACCGCGTGAACGGCCTGCTCAACAAGCTGGCAGAAGCAGAACGGTTTGAGGATGCGGCATGGGCACTGGCTGAGCCGGTGCGCACCTTTTCCCGCATGGCCGTGGACGATGTCCTGAAGGCAAATGTGGATTTTCAGGGCAGGGCCGGTCTGAGGCCGCGCGTCGTCCGCATTGCCGAAAGCGGCTGCTGTAAGTGGTGCAGCGCTCTGGCCGGGACATACGACTACCCCCATGTTCCGAAAGATGTTTACCGCCGCCACGAGCGCTGCCGCTGCCGGGTGGAATATGACCCCGGCGAGGGCCGACGGCAGAACGTGTGGAATAAAACGTGGACAGAGGAGCCTGAAGTCCTTCAGTCCCGTAAGGAGCTTGCAGAAACACCACTCCCTAACAAAGTCCATATTCCCGGCGATATTCCTATGCAGAGCGTTCTCCCGGAATATTTGCGGACGGCTTCACCGGGTGTTGGTTCTATCACATATGATACAGGCTATGACATGGTGCGCCATGCAGATGAAGTAAAAACAGCACAATGGCTGCACGACCATCTGGGCGGCAACATTGTACTGTTGAACGAAGTAAACAACTATAAGGCCATGACACCGGACTATATTTGGAATGGGAAGATGTGGGACTTAAAAACAGCTTCCACGGAAAAATCTGCGAACAGCGCTGTTCGGCATGGTCTGAAGCAGATTCAAGAAAATCCCGGCGGCATTATTTTGAACTATGGGCAAAATATAATTTCTGCTGATTTGCTGAAAGATGTTCTCCGAAAAAGGCTGACCGCCAGTGCAACTCAAGACGTAGATATTCTTGTTATCTGCAAAGATGAATTGCTCATGGTCCAGCGTTTTATTGCAAAAAAATAGAGGTGTCGAGCCCCCACCATATAGCGGAGGCGCACCTCTATTTATTTTATATCATATTTTCGATTTGTCGTCAACATCTTAGAAGGAGGAACCCAGCCCACCATGCCGCGGACGCGAAAACAGGCAGCTGATGTCAGGCTGGGCCGCCAGACGCCTACCGCCGCTGTCGTGCTGCCCTACACCGAAACGTGTGGACAAGAAGCAATTGACCTGTACAACACCACCGGGCGCACGGCCCAGCAGTGGCAGGAGCTTTTGCTCTACGATATCCTTGCCCGCAACGAGAATGATCTTTGGGTGCACACCAAATTCGGCTACGCAGTGCCCCGCCGCAACGGCAAGAACGAAATCGCCGCCATCCGAGAGCTGTACGGCCTGAAGCAGGGCGAAAGCATCCTGCACACCGCGCACCGCACCACCACCTCGCGCGCAGCATGGGAGCGCCTGTGCCATCTGCTGGACAAAGCAAAGATCCCGTACAAATCCATTCAGGCGGTGGGCCGTGAGCACATCCAGCTGGAAGATAGCGCGGGCCGCATCGAGTTCCGCACCCGCTCTTCCAAGGGCGGTTTGGGTGAAGGTTTCGATCTACTGGTGATCGACGAAGCGCAGGAATACACCGACGATCAGGCCAGTGCCCTGAAATACGTGGTCACAGACAGCGAGAACCCGCAGACATTGTTTTGCGGCACGCCGCCTACGCCGGTCTCTTCCGGCACGGTATTCCTCAAAATGCGCAACGCTGCGCTGCGGGGTGATACCCAGAACACCGGCTGGGCTGAGTGGAGCGTGGAACAGCAGACCGACCCGCATGACGTGGAAGCATGGTACCGCACGAACCCAAGTCTCGGCACCATTTTTACCGAGCGCAGCGTTGCGGATGAGATCGGCGACGATCCCATTGACTTCAACATCCAGCGTCTGGGCCTGTGGCTGCGCTACAACCTCAAATCTGCCATCAGCCGCACCGAATGGGACGAGCTGAAGGTGGACGCCCTGCCAAAGCTCACCGGCAGGCTTTATGTCGGCATCAAGTTCAGCACCGATGGCACCAGCTGTGCGCTGGCCGTTGCCTGCCGGACCAAAGAAAACAAGATATTCGTGGAAGCCATCGACTGCCGCCCTACCCGGACAGGCAGCGGATGGCTCCTTGATTTTCTGTCCAAAGCCGACCTTGCCGCTGTGGCGGTGGACGGTGCCAGCGGGCAGCAACTGCTGGCCGACGCCATGAAGGCTGCCCGTATCAAAGCACCGGTGCTGCCCACGGTCAAGCAGATCATCACTGCCAATGCCGCTTTTGAGCAGGCAGTGTTTGCAAGATCCCTGTGCCATGCCGGGCAGCCCGGCCTTACGCAGGCAGCATCCAACTGTGAAAAGCGGGCCATCGGCTCCAACGGCTTTGGCTACCGCTCACTGACCGAGGGCGGACATATTGAACTGCTGGACAGCGTAATCCTGGCCCACTGGCAATGCGCCGAGGGCAAGGCAAAGCGTCGCCAGCGTACCAGCTATTAACAGGCCACACGGGCCTGTTTTTTGTTTGCCAGAACGAAAGGAGTTTTTCTATGGCAGAAGCATTTGAACCTATTACCACGCAGGAAGCATTTGACGCAGCCGTTGAACAGCGGCTTGCACCCTATGCCGACTACAACGAGATCAAGGCCCAGAACGAGAAATATGCCGGGCAGATTGTGGAACTGAACAGCCGCATCCAGACTTACGAGATGGATGCCCTCAAGACCCGCATCGCCCATGAAGTGGGCATCCCGTTCGATCTGGCCCAGCGTCTGACCGGCTCCAACGAGGCCGACATCCGCAAGGACGCGCAGGCCCTGCTGAAACTGATCCAGCCCAAGAATCCGCCCGCACCTCTGCGCGGCGACCCTGACCCCAGCGGCGGCAGCAGGCGCGACGCCCTGCGCACCTTTACCAACCAGCTGATGAACAACGACTAAAGGAGAAAACATCATGGCAAATATTTTGAGCAAAGGATCCCTGTTCCCGGAAGAACTGATCCCCGGCTTCATCCAGAAAACCACTGGCGCATCCGCACTGGCAAAGCTGTGCGGCGCAACGCCTATTCCTTTCAACGGCCAGAAAGAGTTTACCTTCACTCTGGACAAAGAGGTGGACATCGTGGCCGAAAACGGTGCCAAGGGCACGGGCGGCCTGACCGTGGAGCCGATCACCATCGTGCCGCTGAAGATCGAATACGGCGCCCGCGTGTCCGACGAGTTCCTGTATGCATCCGAGGATGCTCAGATGGACGTGCTCAGTGCCTTTGCGGACGGCTTTGCAAAGAAGGTGGCCAAGGGTCTGGACCTGATGGCCTTCCACGGCATCAACCCGCGCACCGGCACGGCGTCCGGCGTGATCGGCACCAACCACTTTGACAGCAAGGTCACGCAGGCTGTGACCATTGCCACCGGCGATAAGCCGGACACCAACGTGGAAGCCGCCATTGCTCTGGTGCAGGGCGCAGAGCACGACGTGACCGGCATGGTGCTGTCTCCCAGTTTCAAGAGCGCACTGGCTGCACAGACTACCACCGACGGCGCAAAGCTGTATCCGCAGCTGGCATGGGGTGCAAAGCCCGGCGAGGTGAACGGCCTGCATGTCGAATCCACTTCCAACCTGTCCGCTGGTTCCAGTCTGGACCGCGCTCTGGTGGGTGACTTTGAGAACTGCTTCAAGTGGGGCTATGCAAAGGAGATCCCCATCGAGGTGATCCAGTACGGCAACCCGGACAACGACACCGAGCTGGGCGACCTGAAGGGCCACAATCAGGTGTACCTGCGCGGTGAAGCATACATCGGCTGGGGCATTCTGGACCCCACCGCCTTTGCCCACATCAAGGCCGCAAAGTAAGGAGGGCATTTCCATGTTGTACCGCAACAAACGTACCGGCGCAGTGATCGAGACGGAATGCGCCGTTTCCGGCGGGGACTGGGAACCGGCCAAGAGGCTCGAACCCGTTAAAACCGAAAAGCCCGCTGCCGTGCCCAAAAAGAAAACGGTGGCCGGAAAATGACCTACGCAGCACTTGAGGATATGACCACGCTGTGGCGGCCCATGACCTCTGCCGAGCAGGCCAGGGCTTCCTCCTTGCTGGAGGTGGTCTCGGCCAGCCTGAATATGGAAGCCCAAAAGGTGGGCAAAGACCTGCCCGCGCTGGTGGCGGCTGACCCGGATCTTGCCATGGTGGCCAAGAGCGTCACAGTGGATGTGGTGGCCCGCACCCTTATGACCAGCACGAACCAGGAGCCCCTGACCCAGTTCACCCAAGCTGCAGGCGGCTACTCCGCTTCGGGTTCCTTTCTGGTGCCCGGCGGTGGTCTGTTCATCAAAAAATCGGAACTGGCCCGGCTGGGCCTGCGCCGCCAGCGGATGGGAGTGATCGAGCCTTATGCCGTGGATTAAGGGTATCCCCGTCACGCTTTACGAAAAGACCCAGACCGATGAAGACGCTTTTCACGATCCGGTTTACACCGAAATGCCGGTCACGGTGGAAAATGTGCTGGTAACACCGGCAGATGCTGCTGCCATAGCGGACGAAGTGCAGCTGAACGGTCACCATCTGGCCTACGAGTTGTGCATCCCGAAGGGGGACGCGCACAGCTGGGACGATGTTACGGTGGAGTTCTTCGGCCAGAAATGGCACACCTATGGCGGTGTGCAGCAGTACATCGAAGAGCTTGTGCCGCTGGACTGGAACAAAAAGGTGAAGGTGGAGCGCTATGGGTAAGGTCCGCATCGAGCTGAACAGTCCCGGCATCCGGGCGCTGCTGCGCTCCCCTGAAATGCAGGCGGTGCTGAAAGACCGTGCCGACACCGTGAAGGACCGCTGCGGCGATGGCTACGAATCCTATGTGGCCCCCACCCGCGCGGTGGCTGTGGTGGAGACCGCTTCCCGCAAGGCCTATGACGACAACTCGGCCAACAACACCCTGCTGAAGGCCGTTTCCGGCAGCCGCAGCGGCGCAACCGTGCATGAGCACAAGCGCCGCCTGAAAGATGGGCGTGTCATCACAGTGAGGAGCTACCAGAGAAAGAAATGATCGAAGAAGTCATCTTGAACTACCTGCGGGAAAATGCCTTTTCCTGCTACATGTCCATGCCGGAGAAGCCCTCCGGCAATTTTTGTATCCTCGAAAAGACCGGCGACAGCCCGGACGAAGGCATTTACACGGCCACGCTGGCGGTGCAGTCCTACGGCAGCAGCGATTTTTCTGCCGCCCAGCTGAGCCATTTTGTGGTGCAGGCTATGCTGGACGCCGACACTCTGCCGGAAATCGTCTCCTGCGACCTTGTCACTGAGTACAATTTCCCGGATACCACCCGCAAACGGCCAAGATATCAGGCCGTCTTTTCTATTACACATTACTGACGAAAGGAAGTATCTCTATGGATGCAAAAAATGTAAGCGCCGCAAAGCCCAAGGTGGGCGGTGCCGTCTGGCGCGCACCTCTGGGCACCCCGCTGCCCACGGATGCAAAGTCCAAACTGAACGAAGCCTTTGAATCGCTGGGCTACATTTCCAGTGACGGCCTGACCAACTCGAACTCTCCCAGCAGCGAGAACACCACGGCATGGGGCGGTGATACCGTGCTGACCCAGCAGACCGAAAAGCCGGACACCTTCGCCTACACCTTGCTGGAAGCCCTGAACCCGGCGGTGCTCAAGTCCGTCTACGGCGATAAGAACGTTGCCGGCACGCTGGAGACCGGCATCACGGTCAAGGCCAACAGCGACGAACAGCAGGACTGCAGCTGGGTCGTGGACATGGTGATGAAGAACAACGCGCTCAAGCGCATCGTGATCCCGGATGCGGCAGTGTCTGCCGTGGGCGATATCGTCTATTCCAACGGTGCGGTGGGCTACAACACCACCATCACCGCGGTGCCGGACACCGAGGGCAACACCCACTACGAGTACATTCTGGGCGGCACTGCCGCCACTCAGTCTGCCGCCGAGAGCACTGCAGACAATAAGGAGGTAAAGGCATGATTGCAAAAACGGAATCCGGTTTTGAGATCGAGCTGGACGATGAAGCCATGAACGACGTGGAGCTGGTGGAGGCCATCGTGGAAATGGACACGGACGGTACCAAGCTGTTCTATGTGGCGGACCGCCTGCTTGGCAAGGAAGGCAAGAAGAAGCTCTACGACCACCTGCGTGACGCCAAGGGCCGCGTGCCGGTGGCTGCCTTTGGTGCAGCGATCGGTGAGCTGATCCGCAGCTTTTCCGCAGGAAAAAACTCTGCATCCTCTCCGAACTGATCGCATCGGACGAGGACGCGCTGATCTGCGATTTTGCGCAGTATTACCACGTTCTGGACTGGCGCAGCCTGCCGCCGCGTCTGGCGGCCACCCTTGCTGCAGGTCTGCCGGAGAGCAGCCGCAGTATGCTGCGGCTGGCCGGGCAGCGGGTGCCTATAGAAGATCAGCTGCAGGCATCTGCTGCTGACACGCTGAACCGCATCGAGTGGTGGCTGCTGGGCAAGCCCGGCAGGCCGCCCAAGTCCATTCTGGAAGCTCTGACCGGCACAGGCTCCGGCAGCGACACGGAGGATGTTCAGAGCTTTGCCAGCCCGGAAGAATTTGAAGCGGCCATTGCTGCGCTGAAAGGAGGTTGATGGAGATGCCGGACAAAATCGAGATGGCAAAAGCCTATGTGCAGATCGTGCCGTCGGCAGATGGCATCCGGGCTGCACTGACTGACGTTTTTGACGAAGAAACGGACGGCTTAGGCGCAAAGGTTGGCCAGAGCATTGGTGCCCAGCTGGTCGGCACTATCAAAAAAGTGCTTGCCGCCGCTGGCATCGGCAAAATCATCAAGGATTCCATCGACATGGGCGGTGCCCTGCAGCAGAGCATCGGCGGCATCGAGACGCTGTTCAAGGACAGTGCCGATACCGTCAAGCAGTATGCCGCACAGGCGTACCAGACCGTGGGCCTCTCCGCCAACGACTACATGGAGCAGACCACCAGCTTTGCGGCCAGCCTGCTTTCCAGCGTGAGCGAAGATACCAATGCCGCCGCCCAGCTTGCCAACATGGCCATGGTGGATATGGCCGACAACGCCAACAAGATGGGCACGGATATGCAGGATATCCAGAATGCCTATCAGGGCTTTGCCAAGCAGAACTATACCATGCTGGACAACCTCAAGCTGGGCTATGGCGGCACGCAGGCCGAGATGCAGCGTCTGCTGACCGACGCGGAGAAGATCTCCGGCGTCCATTATGATCTGGGCAATCTGGCTGACATGTACAGCGCCATCCATGTGATCCAGCAGGAGATGGACATCACCGGAACAACGGCGAGAGAAGCCGCAACCACCCTGACCGGCAGCTTTGCGGCCATGAAGGCAGCGGCGCAGAACGTGTTGGGCAATTGGAGCACCGGCGCAGACCTGACGGCACCCCTGCAGGCACTGACGGACACGGCCCGGATCTACCTTGTGGACAACCTGCTGCCCATGATCGGCAACGTGCTGCAGGGCATCCCGCAGGTCATTTACGGCCTTGTGCCCGAAGTGGTGCAGACCGGCACCGAGCTTCTCGGCTCTTTGGCGCAGGGCTTCACGCAAGGCATCCCGGATTTTCTGGCAGATGCTCTGCCGCAGCTGCTTTCCTTTACGGAAAACCTGCGGGAAAATGCCGGGGAGTTCGTGAACGCCGGTCTGGACATGATCACCCAGCTGGCCAACGGCCTGATCGCGGGTCTGCCGGACCTCATCGCCTATGTGCCGGATATCATCATCAATATCTGCGGCATCATCAGCGACAACATGCCGAAGCTCCTTGCAGAGGGCGTCTCGCTGGTGGTGCAGCTGGGCGTGGGTATCGTAAAGGCTGTGCCTGACCTGCTGGCCAACTGGAAGAAGATCCTGCAGGCAGTGCTCTCGGTCATTTCTGCAGTGAATTGGCTGAACATCGGCAAAAATATTCTCACCGGCGTGGCAAACGGCGTCAAGAGCATGGGCTCTTCCATGCTGGCCGCATTCAAGGGCGGTTTTTCCAGCGCCCTGGCATGGATCAAGAGCCTGCCCTCGCAGGCGGTGCAGTGGGGCAAGAATCTGATCCAAAGCTTCATCAACGGCCTGACCGGCAAGGGTAAAGCGGCGGGTATCGCTACCGCAGCCACTGCCGGCTTTACCATCGCCGATGTTGCCAGCCGTGACGAGCTGGCCGACTGGTCCTCTGCCAACACCGATCTGGCCGACAGCGCCCGGACCGTGGCGGATATCGCTATCCCGGCCTATACCAAGTCTGGCAATGCGGCAGCCGCCGCAGGGAAAGCAGCGGGCACAGCCGCAAAGGCCGCCGCATCGGTGGTCAACTCTTACTCTGACACGGTGACCGAGGTGCTGGGCAAAGTGACCCGCACCACCCAGACCGTAAACGAGGAGCTTTCCAACGGAAAGAAGCAGCAGACCCAGACCATCACCGAGACCAGCCGTCAGCTGGTGAACGGTGTGCTGAAGGATATCAAGACCGTTACCAGCATTGCTGCCGACGGCAAAAAGACCGTGCAGCAGACCATGGAGACGGTGCGGGAGATGGCCAATTCGGTCACATCGACCTTTGACACAGTGGTAAACGGCATTGCTACCAGCACCAAAACCATCAAGGAAACACTGACCGACGGCACCGAGACCACAAAACAGGTCATCACTGAGACGAAGAACAAGGTGCTGAACGGAATGCTGGTCACGGTGGAGCGTGCCAAGACCATTGCCGCCGACGGCGGTGTGCAGGTGGCTGAGACCATCAAGAAAGCATCTGCAGATACCTTCTCCGGCCTGACAAAGGGCTGGCAGGAAGAGGCCGACAAGGGCGTGCTGGGCACCTTCGGCACGTTGTACAAAGCCGTGAAGAGTCAGGACTGGCTCAGCGTCGGGCAGTGGGTCATTTCCACCCTGTACAACGGTCTTGCACCGGAGACCAAGCTGCTGATCGACGACTTCGGCAAGAATCTGATCCAGCAGGTCAACGGTTTTCTGGGCGAGGGCATCAGCCAGCTGGCCAATGGCGCGTGGGACCTCGGAACCCAAATCTTCGACGGCCTGACCGGCGGCTTTGGCGATGTGGTCAGCCAGTTCTCCGGCCTGGGCAGCACACTGCTGGACATTTTTGGCGGTCTGCAGGGGCCGCTGAGCGCGGCGGCTCTCGCCATCAGTCAGGGCCTGCAGGGCGGTCTGATCTCTGCATTCCCGGAGATCCTGGCTTCGCTGGGCGGCCTGATCGGTGCCATCGGCGGTGCGTTCGTGGCAATGCTGCAATCCATCGGCATGGCGCTGCTGCCGACCGGATTCGGGACCCCGAAGGGCCTGCTGATGATCGCAGCGGGCGTTGCTCTGGTGGCTGCGATCGCGGCCATCGTTGCATCGCTCGGCGGTGCCTTCAAGAAAAAGAGCACACCCGGCACGGGCAGCTCTTCCAGTAGCGCCGCAGGCAGCACCATCACCGAGGCTTCCAGCAGCCTGTGGGACTACGAGAAGAAAGCTCCGCTGCCCCAGCGCACCCAGCGGCCCAATATCGAAGTGAACCAGTACATCTACAGCAAGGCGCAGACAGCGGCGGACCTGATGCGCGAAGCGCAGTATGAGCAGGAAAGGGCGGTGCTGCAGGGTGTTTGACGCTGTTTTTACCTCCAGCACCGGACAGAGCTTTGCCTTTGGCTACAAGGCCAGCGTGCTGTGGAGCTGTGACCCGCTGGGCGACCTGCCCGTGGATCTGGAAACCAGTCAGGGTTATCAGCAGGTGGGTGCTCCTGTGGAGAGCCGCAGCATTTCCGGCGTCACCCGCACCATCACCGGGCGTATCCTGCGCAATGCCGATTACTGCAAGCGTCAGCTGCGGGACGTGTTTGCGCCGGGCGTGACCGGGCGTTTCACCGTAGCCGGGAAATACTGGTGTGACGCCGAGGTGCAGCGCTGTCCGGCCATCAGCGCGGCGCTGCTCTGGCCCACCTTCAGCTTTCAGCTGTACTGCCCCAACCCCTATTGGCACAGCGTAGAGGAAACGCTGGCCGCGACCATCAGGGTGACACCTGTGTTCCGCCTGCCGGTGTGCTACGACGCGCACCAGTTCGGCATCCGGGAGCAGGCCGATTATATCCGCATCGTCAACAGCGGTCTGGATACCCAGAACTTTCGGCTTTCACTGTCGGCCAGAGGGCCCGTGGTCAACCCCGGCGTCCTTAACCCGGAAACGGGCGAATACCTGCGCTTTGTTACGACCCTGCAGAACGGCGATGAGCTGCAGGTCTACCGCGAAAACGACCTGCTGCGGGTCCGGCAGCTTATTGACGGCAAAGCCTACGACGTGCTCTCCATCCTTGACGGAAGCAGTACCCTTTGGACGGTGTATCACGGTGCGCAGTCATGGCAGCGCACCGCAAAATCCGGTGACGGCTGGCTTTTCCTGACGCTGACCATGCACGCAGCGTATTCCACCATCATCACGGAGGGTTCCAATGGCTGAGATCATTTCTGCACTGACAGCATCCGGGCACAAGAGCATCTGCGTCTATGATATCCGGCTCAATCTGCTGGGCCGCATTGAAAGCTGGGTCTCGCTGGTCTGGCCGGAACGCTACAACGTCTATAGTGACACCCAGGGTGCACAGCTGGAGCTGCACGACACGACCGCTTTGCAGGCGCTGTGCCGCCCGGACCGGTATCTTTGGCTGGTGGGCAGCGACCGGCTCATGCGCATCGTGTCGGCCCAGAAATCCGACCACAAGCTGGTGATCGCCGCAAAAGACGCCGCCTGCATTCTGGATGAACGCGGTCACACGGACACCCTGAGCAATTTTGCCGCAGAGGAAACGTTGCGAAGTCTGGTATCCAGTGCTGCTGCGTGGCCCTGCCTTGAACTGGGCGATGCTGCAGGACTGACGGACACCTACAGCGGCGAGGTCAAGCCCGGCAGCCTGCTGAAGCTGGTCGAACAGGTGTGTCAGGAGCTGGACATCGGCTTCCGGGTGCGGTTCGATCAGCCGGAAGCGAAACTGCTGTTTGAGCTGTTCCGGCCAAAACTCGACCCGAACGCCCGGTATGCGCCGCAGTACGGCAACCTGACCGACTTGACCTATACCGAGAGCATCACGGACTATAAAAACGTGTGCGTGGTCGTTGGCGCGGAAGGCACCGCCACCGTGGGTGCAGCGGAGAACACCGGCTCTGCCCGGCGGGAGCTGATCGTGGATGCTACCAGCAAAAAGAAGGAAGGCGGCCAGTCTCAGGCGGACTATCTTGCCGCCCTGCGCGCACAGGGCGAGCAGGAGCTTGCCAAACATACCCGGCTGGAAAACTTCCGCTTCACCCCAACCGGCAGCATCACGGTGGGCATGGTGGTGGAGGCCAGCCTGCCCGGAACGGACATTCAGGCCGCTGCCCGCATTACCTCTGTGACCCTGAGCTCCCAAAAGGGTGAAAACTCGGTCAGCACAGAGATCGGCACCCCGATCATCAGGAGGAAACAATGAGCATTATCACATATCCGCTGAACGGCGTGGTTTACAGCGCCGAGGACGTGGCCACCTACCTGTGCACCCGCACATCCGGCGTCTACTCCAAAGAGACCAACTTTGCTGTCAGAACCACCGGTACACGGCAGATCACCGTTGCGCCCGGCCTTGCATGGATCAATTACGACGACTTTAAAGGCGTATCCGTGTGCAGTCGGGAAGAGAACGTCTTGACCGTCCCCGAAGCAGACAACACCCTCAACCGCGTGGATCGCGTCGTGCTGCAGTTTGACACCTCGGAGAATATCACGGCGATCAAGCTCAAGACAGGCACGCCTGCCGTGGCCGCACAGCCGCCCGATATCCTGCAGAACCATAATCAGTACGAGCTGGGCCTGTGCACCATTTCGGTGCCCGCAGGCTCCACCGCTGTCACCGCCGCCGACATCACCGACACTCGCGCGGATGAGACCGTCTGCGGCGTCATGCGGGACGGCGTGACCGGCATCCCCACGGCAGAGCTTCAGGCGCAGGTAAAGGCCATGCTGGACAGCCTGCAGGCCGAGGTGGACAGCAGGAGTTTTTATACCCGTGCCGAGGTGGACGCACTGCTGAAAAGCGTGAATCCTTTTCCCGTGGGCAGCATCTACCAGAGCACCGACCCCACCAGCCCCGCCGCACTGTTCGGCGGCAGCTGGG